TATTGTTCAATGCCTACACCAACTAAAGGAAACTGTTTCCAATGCCCTAAATTAGTTATACATATTAATTGAATGTGTTGCATATCGGAATCGGAAACCTTAAAATCTCCGTTTTCAATTAACAAATCAAAATCATCATTTAATGTTATATCTTTAACTGCCATCTCCTTGTAATATTGTTATGTTTTCTATTTCTAATTGTTGTGTTGGTATTAATGGAGTAACTGAAGTAAAGTATGGTGCCAAAGGAAACGTGCCGGTAGAAGCTAAAGTAACTACTTGACTGCTACATGCAGTTATTAAATCATTTACCTTATTTTCTAAAGCATTTAATTTATCAGTTAATTCTTGAACTTTCACTAAACCATCAAAGTTTTTGCCATTTAGATGTACTTCGCTAACTTTACTAACTAAAGATACATAAGCCGAATCATCACTTAAAAATGATACAACCACTATACTATTAACTTCTGGAATCAATAAAAAACCATTGTCAATATTAGCCATTAAACGTACATTAATAATATCAGCATCTCCATTTAAAGGTACACAATAACAAGTTAATGTAGTTAAATCAATAGTATCTATACTGCAAACCTTACTAAAACCATCGTTATTTGGCTTTACTAAACTTCTTAGCGCATCTCTTAATTCTTTACTCATTATCCTACTTTTGCTCCTAATGTTAAAAATTGATGGTTTCCAGCATCAACACTATAAACTCTTTTTACTTTCTTTATTAAAAATGTACCATCCCTTTCAGGCAATTTTGTACTTGTGATTTTTGCCCTATCTCCATGTCGCATAATAGGTTCTCCAAATGTTTCAACCTCACCTCTATAACCAGTGTATTTATTCTCCTTAATCCATTGTTCAGCCGCAAATCTTAAAGATGATTCATTCATATTATATTTATGTATAGTAATTTGATTACCATCGGGATCTCCAACAATAATAGGATCACTTTTAGTATTGTCAGGGAACATCGAAATTGCAGAGCATTGTATTCTTACATCTTCAGCTCTTTGCCATTCTAGAGTGTCACTATTAATAACTACTTGCTCCATTTTAAATTCAGCTTCAAAAGTTTCAGAAGCATCATTTGCAAAACCAACGTGTAAAATTCTTGTAACATTACCGCTTGCATCAGTCTTATTTTTAAAATAAGAGTATAAGCCATATTCCGATTTTAGTTTATCTAAAACACCAGAAGGAGTCATATTAACAAATCTTCTTTGACCTAAATCAATATTATCAATTACATCAAATTCAATATCGTGGTCTGATAAACAATAATCTAATAACTCCTTTAATTTTACTGTAAATGGAACTTCTTTAGGATGTATTAATAATTTACCTTTTTTACTTTTAGTTATTAAATCTTGTTTTTTAGGATAATTAATAGTCCATTGTTTAAGCAAATACATTTCATCTTCGCACTCTAAAACTGTTGGAGTATTACTACCTACATTTTTAATATAGCCAGTAAATACAGTTGTTAAATTTGGAACGTAACCAATTGAAACTTCAATACTATCACCTCTTTGAAATATAGGATTTTTGCCATTAAATAAATCAGCACCTTCAAATGTTAATTTTTTAGGAATAACAATTTTGCAAGTATCGGTTAGGTTTTCATAACTTGTTTCAATCTCAATAGAATGTACAAAAGTAAAATCAATTTTTCGATTAGTTCCTTGAGATGTAATTGTTATTAAAGATTGACATTGAAACATTTAAAAACTTGCTCTTTGAACGTATGGCGCACGTGGGGTGAATATATCTTTTTGTGATTTGCTAGTGCTTAAAACAATAGCAGTATCTGAAATCATATTTATTTCAATATCTATTATATTCCTTGCTCCCTCTCTTTGACCGAAACGATATGATTCAATAACTACACTATTTATCTTAAATTCTTCGCAAAATGAACAATTAATAGGTAAAGTTAAAGGAGCATTTAAGAAAGCAATTAAAGCGTTTAAATCATTCCTATCTGGTCTTTGATTTGCTATATCTCCAACAATAACACCTTTTAAATTAATTATAAAATCTCCGTTACTCATGTATTCTTTAACAGTTCCATTTTTGCCAGATATTGAAGTTTTAACTATATTTTTAGTTTGATTTATTTCTATTAATGCAGTTTCAAAAATAAAATTATTTACAATTTTTATTGCATTAACTCCAAAATCAACATCAGTTTCATAAGTTAAAGGATTAATTTCATTTGCTAAAAAACTAAATTCATCAAATATAGGTTGCCCAAATTTACCCTTTCTAGTTTCAGTTGAAGTTGTAACATCAAATGCGCCTTGCTCTTTTGCAATCTCTTTATAATTAACAAATGATTTATGTATAAGTGTTTTAGCAACAGCACCGCCTTGAGATTTTAAAATCAATTCAGCTAATCCAGTTACATTTGGTTTGTATATGTTCATTATGCCATTGCAATTAAGTTAATATCATTCACAGTTTCTAATAATGCTTTTGAAACCAATTCTTTCATTCTGCCAACTCCTTCGGTTAAATTAGTAGTTTGAATATTTAACTCGTGTACCAATTCATTTATGTTTATGTTTATTGCTTGTGGTCTTTGCCCTGTTACTTCGCTTCCTGTTCCAAGTGATTTAGTTCCTTTGCCACCATCAACACCTCCAGCTCCTGCAACAGCTATTCCTTTATTTTCTTTAGTTCCTAATAAATTTATTGAATTATTTAAGTTTTTTTGCTGCTCTTGTAATATAGCTATTTTTCTATATCTTTCAGTAAAATCCATTTCTTTATTGCCTTGTAATTCAGCAACCATTTCTTTTAAAAACCTTGAATTAAATTTAGCTTCTCCAATATTTTTAGCTTGACCATATTGTTTAGATTGATCAGCGTATGATTGCATATCTACATAACCACCTTTCATAGGACCAGCACCAAACATTGAATTAAATTTATCACCTAAATTACCAATGTATTTTTGATAGAAACCATATTGTAAAGCCTCTTGACCTTTAAACGCTGTATCCATTAAATTGGATGCATCTAACCCATCATTTAAAGAATTTAACATATCATTAACCCAACTGATTGTCATGCTTAATATACCAGTTTGTGATTGACCTATTTTAACTTTTAATTGTTCCCAACCATCAGCCATATTTGATAATTGACCACCAACAGTTTTAGATTGAGCATCCATTAAATTAAAGAATTGACCACCGGCAGAAGTCATATCTTTAAACGCTCCCTCAACATCTCTAAATCCTATTTTACCAGCAGATGCTAAACCATTAATAGCAGCAGTTGTTGTATTTAATCTTTTTGCTAATACTTCATAAATAGGAACACCACGACCAGCAAATTGTCTTAAATCCATCAAGGTAACACGACCTGAAGTTTTTAATGTACCATATAAATATGCAATATCACCTAATGGCGCACCAATACCACTACTTACATCCCCTAAAGTTCTTATAGTTTCAACAACATCACCAGCTTTAAAACCATAAGCCATTAATTGTTTAGTCGCTGTTTGTACTTCAGTTAATTCAAATGGAGTTGTTTTAGCTAAAGTAATTAATTGATCCTCTAATGCTTTTGTAGCCCCTTCATTTCCTTGCAGCATAGTTTTAAGACTTGCATGAAAATATTGATAATTCTTTAAACTTTCAATAACAGCCTTACCAAATGATACAACAGTACTAACAGCAAAAGCGCCTGCAATAGCACCTTTTAAGCCACCTAAACTACTTTTCAAAGCATTCATTTTACCATCTAATCCTTTTACTTGATTAGAAGCACCTTGCATAGTTTTACTAAATAAATCTTTTAGTCTTAGTGTGTATTCTAAATTGTTAGCCATCTATTTTATCTACTCTAGTGCCTTGATACTTTAAACAATAATCCATTTCTGATACTCTTTTAGCCCATTGGCTATCTGATAAACTTTCTGGATTTTCTCTATAAAAAAAACGGATAAGTGCATTGTTTCTTGCTATCTCATCCGTTTCTATTTGCTTTTTATAATAATCTAATTTTTTTTTAAAATTGCCTTTTGAACAGTTAATAAATCAACAACTCCCATTCCAGCACTTTCAACAGCATCATCATTTTCAGTAACTAATTTCAATTCATCTCCACCAATGTAAAGAGCATTTAAACAAGCTACAACTGCATTACTAAATTTGTCTTGATTAACTAATTTACTAACTAAAGAACGTGTTGTTTTGTCTGGTTTTTTTAAAAATAAAGTAGCGGTTTCTTCAGTATCAGTATCTAAAAATACTTCTAAAGTTCTTACTACTTTATGAGTTTGTTTTAATTTAACTAATTCAGTTTCTAATTCAATTTGACTTTTCATATTTGTATTTTTTTTACAAATATAATAAATAAATTATAAATATTGAATATGTGAAATAATTAATTCTAAATCAACTGGAATTGATGTATCACCACTTGAAGCAGCACGCTTATTATTCATAAATCTGCAATTTTTCAATACATGTTTACGAGTAATTAATGCAGCATCTAGATAAATAACGATTATATCAAATTCAGGAATATCTTGAATACGTCCAAATGGAGCTGCATTTTGGATAGTTTCTAATTCTTCCATTAATACAGTCATTTTTGCAGTTGGTTCAATTTTACCATATCCACGACTAACTGGCATACGACCAGCTCCGTAAATATTTTCCATTCCTTGTTTTTCTTCGTACTCAATGTTGGTGATTCCGATAATTGGTAAACCTAATACGTTTACAACTATATCAGCCCACTCATATGATTTTCCGTTTATTAACGGTACTATTGGATATGCCATGTCTTTTTATTTTTTAAATTGATAATGCGAAACCTATATTAACTGTAATTGTATCAGCAACACCAACTGGAACTAATTTAACCGAAATAGTTAATTCATTATCAGTTAATACATCTTGACTTGGATCTATTGTAACACTAAATGCTGATAATTCAAAATCACGTTGCATTACTTCTAAAGCTCTTTCACATAAAGAATTAAAGAAACCAATTGTGTCTTCAGCTAAAGTACCATCAGCATTTACTACTAATGGACTAGATAATGAAGGCAATAAGAAAGTTCTTAAACCTTTAATTGCTTTGTCAATTACTCTATTGTTATAAATAAAAGTGTAATCACTTGTTGATGCAATACATGTATTTGGTCTGCTAAAATATGAACCTACTAATCCAATTTCTTTTTTTACAAAGTTGTAACCAAAAGAATCTAAATTAACAATAGTACCATCTGATACAGTTGTATATAAAGTACCATTAGCAAATGCTAGAGTGTCAAATTCAGCGGCTGCTACATTAAATTTAGCAATCCATCTAATACTCTCGTTTACTTTTGCTAAGGCAACAGCACCAAGTGTAGTACCCATGCAGCCAATACTTTTGTTAGTAGCTTTAAATAATTTAAAACCATTATTATCACCATCTTGCCCTAAAGATACAGTTACATTTTTAGCACTTAATAATTTAAGATTACTTAATGTAGTTAAATCAGTTACAGCGGTTAAATCAGCTTGATAAATAGCAGATGAAATAGGTTTGTGATTAGTTTCTAAAGCGTTTAAAACAGCTTGTAAAGTAGTTACTTGACTAGTTGCAAAAGCAGTTGTTTTTTGATAAACTCCTAATTGTACAATTTCGCCTTGAGCAAAGTTTTGCATTAAAGTTACGCTATCAAAAGTAGTAGCATCAGCAGTTCCGTAAACACCGATATATAATTTACCTTTTGGTTGTATTCTGAAAAATTCAGAAACGTGGTAATATAAAATATCA